TGGATTATGTGAAATTACAAAAATACTTGTGTTCTAGAATATGTGTGTTATACTATAGGTGTAAAGAAAAGAGGGGAAATAAATGAGTCGAATTTATAAACATGGACATTATCCTAGTGATCTAACTATGGATAACATTGATATGATTGTTGATGTGGTTGAAACGTATTTGTGTAATTATAAGTTAGCGTTTCACTTAGTCTACCAAAGAAGCCACCTAATAAGAATGGATATTTGTAAATTAAATTCAAAATCTATTATAGGCTCATACTCATTTAAATATGAGACGTTAACATTATTTAAACGAAAAGTTTTTCAAGGTGTTGTATCTCTTAATGATATGTTTCAAGAAAATGAAAGACGAGGATATAATTATGATTAGTAATTTAATCCTTGCAAGTTTCATAATTTGGGTGTTATTATCTGTATACCAAATATATCAACACTGTGTAGGAAACTTTAAGTATTACAAAGTATCAAACAGATACATAATTTTCATCATAATGTTAATTGTGATGTTAGTTATGTGGTTTGTTTTAATAAATATGCAAATAGATGAACTAATGGAGGTGCGAAATGTAAAATAATAAGTGTTATGACTTCACTAAAAAGCGTATAGGTTATAGGTGTTATGCTGATTTCAAAATTAAACAATTGAAAATAATTTAATTAAAAAAGCAATTTTAAAGTTAAAAGGAGAAAATTAAAATGGAAAATATAAAAAATGAAGTAGTAGCAATGGAAAATACAGGGTTGGTTGTAACTGAGGACATGACACACGAACAACGTGCTAATTTATTCAACGCGGTAAATAATGCGGAAGGTTTAAGTGATCAAGTTGGTAAAGATTTATGGTTAACAGGTTACATTGTACAGGATGTTGAAAAAGAAAATGAACAAACAGGTGAGATCATTTGCTCAAAATTAATTACTGTTATTGATAAAGATGGTAAAGCATATGCGACAAATAGTAAACCTTTCTTACAATGCTTAAAGCAGTTAAAGCAGGTATTTAACTATGATTGGACGAAAGAACCGGTTTGTGTCACTATCATCCAGAAGAAATCGAACTCAAGCTCAAATAAATATTTGTCTATGGCTGTTAAATAGCCTATTTAATTAAGGGTGTTAGCCAAACACCCTTTTATTTTTTATTTAAAAGGGGGTGTTTAAATTGGCTAAAATGAGAAAAAGCACAAAAGACGTTAAGCGCTTGCGAAATGCTATAGCAAGTGCCAAACGTACAGCAACGAAAGCGCAAAACATGGGACAGGATGTTGTATTTAATGACATTCGTACAATAAAAGATTTTAATGATCGTAAAGAGTTCAATAAATATTTAAAATCAATTGAAAAATTCAACAAAGAAAATCGTTATCTTAAAAATCAATACGGTGTTGTTTTTAATCGTAACGACATTGAAAAAGCGAATAAATTAATAGATAAACAGAATAAACAGAAAAAGAAATTGATACGTACTGTAGGTTTAAATAAATTAAAGGAAACAAAAGGCGGTATTTCAACGGGTGTTTCTGTCAGGCAGGCTTTATCAGTATTAAAAGATGATAGAGGTGGTTTTTTCGAACCTGTCCATCATGTAAATATTCAAACATATCGTTATCCTAAACAATTAGATAATCGGATTGAAAGTTTAGAGGAAAATACTAAGACGAAAAACAAAAAAATCACCACATTTAGAGAGAATTATAAAACAGCTATAGAAAAACAAATACGAGGGCACAATATAACAGAGGAAGAAGGACAACAAATTTTAAAAGATATGAGATCATTGTCTGATAAAGAATTATTGAAATGGCTGTATCAAGAGCGAAAAGCGATAAATACTTTTAAATATTTGGATTTAAGTCGTGAGTACACAGAAAATCAAAAATTTGTTAATGAACAATTAAGTAAAGCTATAAGAGAAGATTTAAGCGATGTAAGAGATAGTCTAGCTATATTTACCGGCCGTGCTTATGTTAAAGACGGTATGGTTAAATATAAGTAGTATAAAGGGGGTTGTGGTATGTCGAAAAATAAAAGTCCGAAAGAAGTTTGGGCATGCGATTTTGAGACAACTACAGATCCTTTAGATTGTCGCGTTTGGGCTTGGGGTGCAAGCTTTGTTGAAGATTCAGATATAAAGCAATATGGTAATACAATTGATACGTTTATAGACTGGTGTAAAGAAAAATCACGAAAATTATATTTTCATAACCTTGCTTTTGATGGTGAATTTATAGTTAGCTGGCTATTAAATAATGGATTTGAATATTCTGAAAAACCGAAAACGAATTGTTTTAAGACGATCATATCAAATACAGGGTTGTGGTACTCGATAGAAATTTGGTGGAAGTATTCTATTTATCGTTCAACAAAAACTACCATATGGGATTCGTTCAAGTTAATTCCTTTTAGTATTAAAAAAATTGCGCATGACTTTAATTTACCAATACGCAAATTAAAGCTAGATTATACCACTAAGAGAGAAAAAGGGCATGAGTTAACACCGCATGAAATAGATTATTTGTTTAACGATATTGATATTGAAGGTATGGCATTAAACGAATGTTTTAAACTAGGATTTAACAAAATGACAGCTACAAGCTGTAGTTTTGACGCATTTAAGAAAACTTTACCTATGTCATTTGAAAAAATATTTCCACCTTTAAATATGATTGTTGACCGAGATTTAAGACCCGCGTATGCTGGTGGGTTTGTATGGGCAAACCCTGAATTAAAAGAAAAAGAGATAGGGCATGGCATTGTGTTTGATGTCAATTCACTTTTTCCGTCACGTATGTATTATGAATTATTGCCATATGATAGTCCCGTTTATTTTGAGGGTGAATATCAACAGGATGATGAATATCCTCTATGGGTTGGTGTAGTTAGTTTTGCGTTTGATATTAAAAAAGATCATATTCCTTGTATTTCATTAGACAAGTTTTCTCGATTTTTTGGTAGTAAAAAATACGTTGAAAGTTCAAATGGTGATATTGTGCGAATGACTGTAACCAGCGTAGATTGGGAGTTGTTTAACGAGCAATACGATATTTATGATGTTGAATTTATCAACGGGTATAAATTCAAAGGTTGTGTTGGTATCGCTAGGCAGTTTATTGATGAACAAATGGAAGTCAAGAAAAATTCAAAAGGTGCGCAAAGGTTTATTGCAAAAAGACAATTAAATTCGGTGTATGGAAAATTTGCAACGAACCCGAACGTCACGCCTAAGATTCCTTTTATTGATAAAGATGATGGAGTGTTAAGGTTACACGATCCTATGTATACAACGTTTGAAGATGGAGAAGTGAAAGAGGTTATTGATGAACAATTTCGCGATCCTATTTATTTACCTTACGGTGAATTTGTTACCGCTTATGCACGTAAGTATACGATAAGTACAGCACAAAAGGTAGGTATTTATAGAGTTGCATATATTGATACGGATTCTATACATTTAGTAGGCGCACAAGTTCCGGACGCAATTAAAGATATTATTGATGATAAAGAGTTAGGATTTTGGGGTTTAGAATCTATATTTAACCGTTCTTATTTTATTGGCGCAAAATCTTACGTTGAAGAAATTGAAATCAGTTATAAAGAATATGTAGAGCACCAGCAGGAATACATTGATGAAAATGATTGTAAGGATAATCTTTATTATATTCGTGGTGGGGTCTGTTATTACTTGAATGTAAAGTGTGCTGGAATGACGGAAAAGGCAAAGCAAAATGTAACATATGATAACTTTAGAGTTGGCAATGTTATTAATGATTGTCTTAAAAAGACACATGTACCTGGTGGTATTGTGTTAGTTGATAGACAATTTAGCATTAAAAGCAGGTAAGGAGGTTGATAAGGTGATAAGTGTTATAATAAAATATTTAATTATGGTATTATGTTGTTTAAGCGTAACATTTTTATTTACTGTATACGCAATAGGAATGATATTGATATTTGTTTGGATTATAAAGGAGTGATATTATGAATTTGTTATTAAATACAATTGTTGTTGTTTTCGTTGGTTTAATTATTGATTATAGTTATACCAATTTACGCAATGAAAATAAAACCTTACGAAAAGATATTGATAGTTTAAGTCATGAAGTTTATCATCGTGGTGACGCTGTATTTAAAAAATGCGATAAGACTTTAAAAGAATTTAACGAGATCATGTTTGGAAGTCCTCCGCTTAAAAATAAAGTTGTGATTGTAAGGAGTATAAAAGACTATGATTATAGCGCATACAGAAAAGACATAGACGCATTAAATGAATATTTAAATAATGGCTGGAGCATTGTCAACCATGAGACAAATGAATTTGTGCACACATATATATTAGGAAAACCATTAGCATGGTCTAAAGAAAAAGAAGGTGATAAGTATGATGAGTGAGAAGTCAAAAGAAAATCGAAATAAATGGTATCGAGAACATGTTAATAAGTATTGTGTTTGTGTTAACAAAGAGGAGGTTGAAATAGTTGATTATATTGAGTGTTTATTGAAATCCAAAAAATTTAGTAAATACGTCAAAGAAAAAATTAAAGAAGATTTGAAAAAATAAAATAACATGATATTATTAATATGTAAGGAATAAAGAACGGAAATCAGACATGGATACCGGAATTACTCGTGGTGAAACATGCCGGTAACATAATTAGGAATAGTAATCTAGCTGGTAACACTTTAAACTTTACAACCTATATTTATAAAACCCTCATAAAAGAGGGTTTTATTTTTATATTGACATTATAAAATTGATAGAATATATTTATAAATAGAAGGGATGTGTAAAAATGGAACGTGATGAGCTTAGAAACAAATTTACGGAAGTGTTGACAGTTGAAGGTCAGGCGGAACGCTCAACCATGTTAAATGATATGCGAGCAGAAGTCGAAAAAAACTTTAAAGAGTTGGATGATTTAAAAGCTGAAAACACAAAGTTAGTTGAAAAGAATAATTCGTTAACTGAGGCTAACTCAAAATTATTCATGCAAATTGGTGTTGAAAGTTCCGGTGATGGAAAACCGAAACAGAAACATCCAATGGATTTAAGAAAATTAGGCATTTAAATGAAAGAGGTGATTAATCATGCCAAGAACAACCGCAAAAGATGTAACGAAAACATTACAAGATAATTTAGGTATGGACCATGAACCGAATGGTCAAGAAGTTGCGAGTGCTATGTATAATGTAAGTTCAAGTAACTTTAAAAGTACAATTGGTGATCCTAATGAAATTAGTTCACTAGAATTTATGAACGGATTATTAGAATATCCGGACACATTAGGCGTTGAGTTTATGAATTTAGCAACTCGAATTGGTAGAGTTATTGCACATAGAAATATTTTACGTAATAAGTTAGCTCCATTTAAAATGGCTAACATGGCATTAGGCTACACGATGGAAGAATATTTCGTTGAGTGTGCTAAGGAACATGAATACGATCAAGCCGACGCGGAGAACACTCTATTTAAACGAGAATTGCCGGACATTAAAACGGCTTTCTATGTAGTCAATCGTAAGTCATATTACCCAGCATCAATTACGGATGATGATATGCGTAAATATTTTGTATCGTGGGACGGCGTAAATAGTTTGATCGCAAGAATTGTTGATTCTATGTACAATGGAGACAACAAAGACGATTACAACTATATGAAAAGTGCTTTAGTTACACATTATGAAAATGGACACATGAAAATCGTTAATACAAGCGCGGTGGCTGATACAGAAACCGCAAAAGAATTAGCGCGTAAAATTACAGAATACGTATCTTACTTAACTGAACCAACAAATGAATATAACGCTATGGCAGTCACAAAGCAAAATGAATATGATGACATTTATGTCATCTTAAATGGTAAAACCAATAGTTATTTAAACATTGATTGGTTGGCTCAAACATTCCAATTGGAGTTTGCCGAGTTCAAAACACATGTGTTAGTGTTACCAACTTTACCTAGCACAACACAAGGTACGATTGAAGCAATCGTTTGTGACTCAGAAATTTATCGTGTGTTTGACCAAAAATACAGTGTAGGTGTTGCTTACAATGCGAAAGGACTGTATTGGAATTACTTTTTACATCACTGGGAAGGAATTGCGACAAGCCGTTTCGCAAACGCTATTGCTTTTGTTTCCGGTGATGTGGAGGAAAAAGTTACGGCGATTTATTCAAATCCACAAGTTGTTGAAGTTCGTAAAGGTGCAAGTGTAACAGTACCATTTACAGTACAGATTAGTGGGTTAAATGCTAAGTATAGCTTAACAGCTAAATCTAGTGTAGATGATAAAGTGAAAGCAACAATCGAAAGCGATTTGAAACACGTTAAGATTGAAGGTTTAGAGGATATTGACGCGGAAGGCTTAGCCACTGTAACTATTAAAGATACAGTTTCTAATGTTACTTGTGATATTAAGGTTGTATATAACGTGTAACCATGTTATAATAGAAGTGTCATGAGTAGGACATGGAAACCCTCCTTTCTATTTAGGTAAATTGCAACTTAGGAAAAAGAGTTATTAAGTTAGCTCTTTTTCTTTTGTTTAAAAATAGTTGAATAATCAACTATTTATTAGTATTATAGAAAATGAAAGAGGTGATTAATATGAAAATTATTCTAGTAGCATTAGTTTTTAACGGCTTGGATTTGGTTACCGGTATCGTTGGTGCAATTAGGGATGGTGAACAAATTAAGTCTAGTAAATTAAGAGATGGATTATTTAAAAAGGTTGGTTTTATCTTTTGTTACACATTAGGTATCGCTATCAATTATGCTGAAAGTTATTTAACTCTTCCGTTTGGTGTGGATTTAGTGCCGGTTATTTGCACATATGCAATTATCACAGAAGTGGTTAGTATTGTGGAAAACATTTATAAAATCAATCCTGATCTTCTACCTGACAAGCTAAAAGAATTAATTGGATATAATAATGGGGGTAAGTAATATGGGTATTATTGATGATGATAAACTACAAAGTATTTTACCGAAATATAATGAGTTAAAGTTAAGCGGTAAAAATTTAGCACAGCAATATGTCAGTGCATTCAATACAGGTATGAATATTTACCAATGTATTAATCAATTACAGGGTTATATTGAATGGACTGTGCAAGCTGTAAATGATGTTGTTATTCAATGGAATGAAAATATTGCGGAAAATTTAGTAAACACTATGCAATATGTAAAAGATCAATTACCTGGTTTAGTTGATGAACGCATTGGGATTGCAATCAATCAATTACAAGATAAATATAATACTACTCTAGAGAAATTGGACAATAAACAAAAAACACAAGCAGATCAAATATTAAATATTAATAATCAATTGTCAACAATTAATAGTGAAATTACTAGTTTAAAAGAATTGTGTGTTACAATGCAATCAAGTATTCAAAATAATTTAACAGAGATCAATAATATTAAAACAGATATTACAACTGTTAAAGAGGATATTATAAACATTAAAAAAGGTGCTACACCAGTAGCAAGTGAAGGAGGTATTTAAATGTATACTTTAAAATCGAATAATGTTACACATGAGCTTTTAGAGAAAAACGATATTAAAATTGAATTAATTTCTAATTTAACACCATATAATACAAACGGCACGTCATCACCTGTTGATAGTAATTTTATGGATGTTAATGAGATTAAAAATAAATATGATATATTGCTTTTAAACCTTTATTTTACTGATAGTGGTTATGGTAAAAATAAAATTCTTGGAAATTGTATATACCCAATTACTTTGTTTGATGATTTACCTGTTGAGTCAAATTATAAAGGCGTAGGATTTATGGTAGTGGATTATATTTCTGCTGATACTACAACCGAAGGCAATTCTCGTAAATATTCAGTTTCGTTAATAAAAACGGGCCCGGATAAGATACTTGCATGTTGCACCGCTAGTGATGTGAAAGGTAGTTTATACGGCATTAAATTATAGCTAGATTTAAAATCTAGCTTTTTTAAAATTAGAGGTTAATATAATGAATAATAAATGTGAATTATCAAGTATTTATAAAATGAAAAAACCTGAAGATATTCCATATAGTTTACCGGAAGGTTTAAGCGTTTATTTTTATATTGAATTTTATATGCAATGTATGCACATCTTAAAAGATGTGGATTATGAGCGATATAATATATGTAAACAAAAGCTACAGGAGTTAACAATATTAGAGGAGGAATTGAACTTATGAAAGCAGGTCAAAAATTAGTTTATAATGGCAGTGAGGTTTGCCTTTTTCCTATGGAGACTATGAATATTACTCAATGGTCAAGTCCTACAGCCGAGTCACATTGCTGTGGACATCCTTTTGATAATGCAATCAGAGGGCAAGTGCGTGTACCCGTATATGCTCCTTTTTCTTGTCATCTATCATATAGTGATAGTGTAGGTAATACACGCGCCTATAGTTCGGATAATCCCGTATGGACTCCTAACGGGTTAACATATGTTACAGTTAGTTTTACACATGACCCGAACCCACCAACAGCAACAAGATATGCGCAAGGTGATTTAATTTATCATACGGGGGAAGCTGGGTATGCTACTGGAGATCATTGTCATATTGACCAAACTTTTACACAGAATGCCGGGCTTGTCTACTATGGCGTTACATGTAGGTATGGCAATCAGTGCTATGCGTTAAGTGGCTCAGTGTTACCGACACAAGTATTTTATGTAAATGATACAAATATAGTTAACGGATACGGACAGGATTGGAAAACTTTCGAAGGTGGAGAGCCACCAACACCACCCGAACCAAGTTACAAATATATTAAACATTATTTTATTTTAGATGGTTTGGGAATTGATTTAGGCTTTTATAAAACGAAAGAAGAGATCAAACCCGAACCGCCAACACCAACAGCCAAGTGGATTATACCAGGTGATATTAATAACACTAGACCACTTACAGAAGATGAATCTAAACAAAATTGGATTGCATTTTGGCAGTTTTTTAAGGCAAAAGGATGGACCGCAAACGCGGTTGCGGGTATGTTAGGTAATGCCTATTTTGAAAGTACTGTTAATCCGAACCGCTGGGAGAGTGATATACCATTTGCACAACCGGTAGCGTCTAGAGGTTACGGATTAGTACAATGGACTCCATGGACAAAAATAATTGACTGGCTAAAAGAAAAAGGGTATTACCCAGATGTGTCAAAATTCGGTGTTGGAGAATGTGAAAGAATTCAGTGGGAGATGGAAAATGGCGCGCAATGGATAGCAACCGCAACATATCCCGAAAGTTTTGCAAGCTTTTCAAAATCAACTGCCGACCCTTACACATTAGCGATTGAGTTTTTAGCCAACTATGAAAGACCGGCAGACCCTAACCAGCCAACGCGTGGCACGAAAGCACGTGAAATATATGATTATATCAAAGATAAATAAAATAGTTGAACTTTCAACTATTTTTTAATAATATAAATTTATAAAGGAGATGATTAAGATGAGTATAGGAGTCGTAAATAATCAATTCACTCCACAAAGTAAAATTTACCTATTAAAAGGCTTAGAAATTGACGCAATGAATAATACATTTTGGGGTGCATTTAATAACACGGAAGAACAATTTAATTTTTTCATGGATAACTATGAACATGTTGTGTTTGAAAATTATACATACCAAAGAAAAGACGGTGCTGTGGTTGTACCTGGTTTATATGATGACCTACGTTTATACAATTATATGATCTATAGAAATGGGGACACCGGAAACAAATCAAAATGGATTTACTGTTTTATCACAAGCTTAGGATATTTAAACGATAATGCGACTAGTATTAGTTTTGAAACAGATGTAATTCAAACTTGGCGTTTTGAGATTGAAAATAATTTTATGGAATCATATATTGCATATGAACATAGACCACAATACTATAAAGAAAATTCAGACGATAAACGTAAACCATGTATCAATACACAGCCTGAGAACTTGGAAATAGGCACTGACCTTATATGTGAGGATGTGATGAGCCTAAACCCTATGGGTTACATAAGTTTTGCTATAATTGGAATGACATGTAAAATGGATGGTAGTGACACTTATACATCCGGCACTTTGGGTGCACCTAGCCAAATTAATTATTATATCTTACCATATTCTAGGATTACAGGTTTAGGAATTACAAAACTAAAAAATACGGGTGATCAAGATTTATCAATAAGCAATATAAGCACCATTTTAGACGCGATTCGTAAGGATGAGAAATTAGTTGGTAAATGCGTTTCTATTGTCATAACTAACTATATCCCTGGACTAGCTTTTGTAAATAATGAGCTAAGAATAGTTAAAGAAAATTTTACTATCGTTGGTGAAGGTAGCTATACTATGTTAAAATATGGTGTATTTGGTTTTAGTAATATGAGCGATAATGATACTAGTCAATTCGTTAAAACGGATATTATGAATGCTCCACTTCGTTTTTATCCGACAGTCATTAAAAACACTAAAATACTATGGTATCCTTATTCATATTTATTGTTAAGTGATAACAATGGAACGAATAAGATTTTTAAGAACGAGTTGTGGGACAATTTTAGCGCAATTCAATTCGCGTTTGTTGGAAGTCCTAACAGTTCAAAATTAAATATTGTACCAGTCAATTATAAATTAAATAAAACCACCAAAACAATAAATGATGTAATTATGAACCTTGATAACTCTTTTGAGTCACAATATGAATGTAGCCTACCAATTATAAGCGATCAAACGGCACTTTTAATGCAATCGTCGCGTAACTCTATGAATGTAGGATTATCAAACATAAGACGATCAAATGAAACCAATTCAGCAATCGCAAGTGCTACAGGTAATGCGTTAAGCGCTCAAACTTCATTACAGAATAATTTAAATTTAAGTGTAACATCTAGAAATACAAATCTAGCTAGCAACTTGAACGATCTTCAAAACAAATCAAACATGATAAACGCTAGTTTTAGTGCAATCGGTGGCTTGAGCGGTGGTATTGCCAGCGCTTTAACTGGTAATATTGGTGGTGCTGTAGGCAGTTTAATTGGAGCTGGTTTAGGTATGACACAAACCGCCATGCAAAACCAAATCAACACGAAACAAACCAATTTACAAAACGCAAATGCACTTGCAAATGCAAATGCACAAGCGAGTGCTAGCACACAATCAACCGCAATCAGTAATCAATTAAGAGAGTTAACAACTCGCTATCAGAATCAGACAAATATTCAAAACGCTATGGATAGTTATAACGCTCGAATTCATGACGCACAGGCTACCGCCGACAGTGTTGTAACCGGTTCAAATGATGTGTTAAGACAAACAGCACTAGATTTAAATACATTAGTTTTATATGCATATAAACCTACACAAGAATATCAAAATAAATTAAATAAAATTTGGGACATGCGCGGTTATGCCACAAATACAATTGATTATCCCAACTTACACACACGACAAAATTGGAATTATATACAAACAGTTAAATGTAATATCAAAGGTGAAAATATCGACCCTAGCGATTTAGAAAAAATCAAACGTGCATTTGATAATGGAATTACTCTATGGCACACAAAGGATGTTGGAAATTATGACTATTATAATGGTGAACGTTATACGGAGGACATGGTTGACAAATACGGAAACTATAAAGAAAAGAAAGTACATTAATAGAAAAGGTTGACGGTTCAACCTTTTTTATTTAACATATAGTTAAAGGAGATGATTAAGATGGATTTATTAAATGACACTAGCACGTTTACAGACTACTGTAGAAACGCAGTAGACATTGCAATAATGAATAACAATGGAGCGGATTTTATTTATTACACATATTTGCAAATGTTAAGTTTAAATATGTTTAAGTATAAAGACCTTCCGGAATCTATTAATACATTCTATTTAGAGTATATTCTACAAACGCGTGGTTACATTGGTTTTTATGATGATGAAAGGTTAGGCTTAATTTGTAGTGAAATCACATTAGGCGGTAAGTTAAACCACTATCAAATACCTACCGAATATCATACAGTTTCAACAAGTCCACTTGTTAGAAAAACGTTAAATAGTAATGAATGTGTAGTTATGAAAAACAGTCCTTTATACGTTGGATTATTTCCATACTTAAATTTTTACGCCAAAAAATTAGCATTGACAAGTAGAACTATGGATCAGAATTTAACAATGCAATGGACACCATACATCATTACAGGCGATAGAAGAATGTTACAACAATTTAAAGTTTTTATAAAAAAAATTTTACAAGGTGTACAAACGATCTTTACGTCAAAAGGATTCAGAACGGAAGATATTAGTGTACTAAACACAAATGCACCTTTTATTGCGGATGAGTTACACGGTATGAAACAAGCGATTTTAAGAGAGTGTATGACATTCTTAGGAATTGAAAATGCCAACATGGACAAAAAAGAAAGGTTAGTTTCGGATGAGGTCAACGCTAACAACCAACAGGTTATCGCGTCTCGTAATATTTGGTTGAGTGAACGTAAGAAAGCGATTGAGGAATTAAATAAAAAATTCGGATTAAATGCGAGTGTAGAATTTGCACCTTACGAAGATTATGAGGAAATCATGAAATTACTTGAGTTAGACTCAAACACTAGCATTAAAGATTTTAACATTAATAAAAACTTGGATGTTAAAGAAGGTGATAACAATGATGAATAAATTAAAAGTACCAAACTATTTATTGACTTTACAAAGTCCGGTACTAGCACAAAACACTGAAACAATTTGTGGTGTATGTCACAATTTAGCATTTGAAGAATTAATTGACGCTCAATATGAATTAAGTGACGCGGAAGTTCTAGAGATCGCTCGGAAAAAGATTTTTGATTTTAATTATAAATTTTATGATGATGTTGAAAAACGTAAGGCGTTAGAAACTGGAATTTTAAAGCACTTTTGGTTTGATGAAATTGGGCAGGAAACTTATGCGTATTGGAAATTTGAACTTCAACATTGGTTCGAAATCAACATGGATAGATATTATACGTTATTTAAAACTATCCCATTTCAAGATCAGGACGATCCAACCGCAAACACAAACTACACGGAAACTTATACACGTGATAGCAGTGGCAAAACGCAAGCAAGCGGAGAAGATACAAGTATAGCTCTAAATTCTGTAACACCTGAGGGAAGAATCGACATTGAAACAAATGACTATGTTAACAATATTGCGAAAACAATTTCTAAACCTAATAGCGCAAATGATACAACAGGACACGAAGAATATAGTTTTACACGTAAAGGTAATATCGGTATACAGACTTTAGCGGAGGTTTTACAAGGTTCAAGGCGTGCAGTTATTACAATTGAAAGTGAATTGTACGCGGAACTACAAGAATACGGATTATTTTTCAATATTTTTTAAATATAGGAGGTAATGAAAATGAATATTGATACAAATAAATATTATAATTATCGTCAGAAAATGATGGGTAAAAGAGTTGATAAAGATGGATATTATGGTTGCCAATGTTGGGATGGCTATATGGACTATTGTCAATACAATGGATTTAATGGTGCAAATTGTACAACTAGTGGTTATGTAAAAGATATTTGGGAGAATAGAAAAACAAATGGAATGTTAACACATTGCGTTGAAACAACACAATTACAACCAGGAGCAATCGTTGTTTTCAAAGTCGTACCAGGTGTTACACCTTATAGTCATATCGCAATTTTTGACAGTGACGTGAATGGATCATATGGTAGATTTTTAGGTACAAACCAACACGGAAATAATGAGGGTTTTAATGTTATTACTTTACCTTACTCAGCTATGTACCCTACTGTGTTTATTCCTAAAAATATGGTGCTAAATGAAAAAACAGGTAATGTTTTAAATTATATTCCAAGTGATTTTATCAGAGAAAAAGCAACATTCTACCCAAATTGTACGATCAAAATTAGAAAAGCCCCAAGTTTAAATGGTGTTGATACAGGTTTATATTATAAACAAGGTATGCATGTTAACTATGATGGTTATGTTAAGCGTGAGGGTTATTGCTGGATTAGTTGGATTAGCGCGTCAACAGGTGAACGTAGATGGATGGCGTGTGGTGAATTAAGCCAAAACGGATATAATACAACACCTTATGGAGTATTTAAATGACACAAACAATAGATTGGTACAGCCCTACCAATATAAAGTCATACAATAAATTTTTAAACTTTATTATTGGAGGTCGTGGAATTGGTAAAACCTATGGATTTAAAAAAGACTGCATAAGTCGTTACAAGAAAAAAGGGAAACAATTTCTTTATCTTAGAAGGTATAAAACAGACCTTAAAAAAATCAAAACATTTTTAAACGATCAATTCAAAAACTTTAAAGATGATGAATTTAAGATAACAGGTGGTAGTAATTTCACCACCTTTTATATTAATGGTTGCGAAATGGGTTACGCAACATCTCTAACATCTTTTGCTAGTTTAAAATCAACAAGTTATGTAGATGTGGATACAATTATTGTGGACGAGTTTATACCCGAAAAAGCTGGATTTAACGCCTATATACCTAATGAAGTTGAAATTTTTTTGAATATCATTGACTCTATTTTTAGACAACGTGAAGGACATGTTTATTTATTAGCAAACAATGTGAGCATTGTTAACCCTTATTTTAGTTATTTTGGAATTACACCAAACCCCGAAAAAGAATTTAACACATTTAAAGGTAATGATTCAGTCGAGCAAATTATAGTACAAATTTGTCATAGCGATTATAAAAAAGGAAACAAAGAAAAATCGAAATTCCATAAATTAATATCAGGTACAACGTATGGAAATTATAACGCTGGTAACTTTGCTTATGATACAAATGACTTTATAAAGAAGAAAACAAATGTGTGTGATTATTTATGCACACTATATTATGATGATGTTTATTATGGTGCTTGGATTGATATGAACACAGGATATGTATATATCAACCAACAGATAAATAAGGAATATGGTTATTGTTATTCTATTGGTGCTAACAATCGCGAAAATATGATGATCGCTAAACTTTGGCGTAAAGACCAACGTTTGAATATACTAGTGAGGTCCTATAGAGATGGTTGTGTTTTTTACAACAACCAGGAAACTAAAAGACTATTGAGCTATATACTTAGTAAATATTAAAAGAGTGATATTAATTATCACTCTTTATTTTAATAAAATCTTTAAGATCGTGTTTATTGACAGTATATAAATAATAATCATGATTAGCACCATATTTATTATAATACTTAATATACTCATCCCAAACAATTCTATAATATTTAGAATGCACAACAATTAAACCGTCAAATGTAAAATAAAATTCCAACTCAATTTTAATATCATTGTTCATGTTTATCACCTACCAATTCTCACTATACATTTGGATAAAATAGTTGTGGATGTATTCGTGTTTAACAACGCTAGACCTTAAAAGGTAGTATTGCATATAACTTATCAATCCTTGATTGTAATACGATTGGATTAGATTCTCACGCTCAGTATCACTAGTGATACCAAGCGTTCTATTTAACTCATTAATCAAACGACTAAGACTAGTGTAATTACTCATAACACTACCTTCTAACTATTCTACATACTTCTTTAAGGTTGTTATTAATATGCTCATTCAAATAAATATAATCAGAATAATTTATTTCTTTATCGTCATAAATTCTTTCACACATAGCAATACAAATAGTTGTATAATCGCTTAAAGCTTGTAATACATTAGGTAATTCATGCCACCCCTTAATCTTTGCTATTACATCATTGTATTGTGTTTCTAATACTTCTTTATATTTTTGTTTAGTCATATCTTTGTCCCCTCTTTTCTTTACACCTATAGTATAACACACATATTCTAGAACACAAGTATTTTTGTAATTTCACATAATCCA